GCAGGTGTAGATGCTTGGATTGATGGTGCAATCAATGGCAAGTTAAACAACTGTTGGAAACGTATGCAACAAGAGTGGACTACAAAGTTAATGAATGACGATAGCTTTACAGATGCAATACCATCTAATCAAGCAGACTTTGTTGCACTTGTAACTGCGAGAAGTGATTACACAACAAGAAAACAAAGAGATGATGCAAGTAGCATAAGTTAGGAGTAATGAATGGCATATATAGGCACAAGTCCAAGCAATGGTGTTAGACGAGTCCACACCTATACTGCTACAGCAGGACAGACTACATTTACTGGCAGTTCTACAGAGGGTGTTACTCTTACCTATGCAGATACAAACTACATAGATGTATTTCAGAATGGTGTATTGCTAGGTAGTGCAGACTATACAAGTACAAGTGGTACGTCTGTTGTATTGGCTCAAGGTGCTAGTGTATCAGACCTAGTTGTTATTGTTGTGTATGATGTATTCTCTGTGGCAGATACAGTAAGCAAGACTAGTGGTGGTAGCTTTGATAGTGCAGTTACTATGAGTAATAACCTTACTGTTAGTGCAGATTTAACAGTAGATACATCAACACTAAAAGTTGATAGTTCTAATAATAGGGTTGGCATTGGAACTGCAAGTCCTATAGCTACACTAGACGTAACTGGTGTAATAGAAGCCGACGATAAAATTACTATTGCTTATGAAGCAGGCAGTAGTGATTGGGAACTTGAGTCAACATCAGGTGATGACTTTACTATTTCAAGGAATGGTTCACAAAAGTTATTGATAGATGGAAGTGCTGGTGATTTGGTGTGGCAAAATGCACCATCTGCTTCTAGTGCAGGTATCTCATTTTCAACCCCAACACACCCATATATAATTGTATCTGGTGGTAGTGATACTAATTTTAGATATAGAATAGTTTTTCAAAATGGCAATGGACAAGTTGGTCTTATTTCTACAAATGGTTCTAGCACTACATATGGCACATCATCAGACCACAGATTAAAAGAAAACGTGGACTATACTTTTGATGCAACAACTAGATTAAAGCAACTTAGACCTGCAAGATTTAACTTTATAGCAGATGCAGATACTACAGTAGATGGTTTCTTAGCACATGAAGTGCAGACAGTTGTACCAGAAGCTATTACTGGCACACACAATGAAGTAGATGATGATGGTAATGCAGTTATGCAAGGCATAGACCAAAGCAAACTTGTGCCTTTACTCGTGAAAACCATACAAGAATTAGAAGCTAGAATTACAGCATTGGAGAATGGCGAATGACCAAAGCAGCAGAATTAGCAAAGATGGGTGAAGTCCTAACCAATAGTCAGATTGGTGGGCGAAGGAATATTCTAATAAATTCAGCAATGCAAGTGGCACAGAGAAGTACGAGTGTTACTGGTATAGGTGCATCAAGTGGTTATTTTACTTTAGATAGATGGTATCTATCACTAGCCAATACAGCAGGTAGATTAACTATGACACAAACTGCTGATGGTCCTGTTGGATTTGCTAACTGTATGAAATTAGATTGTACGACTGCTGATACATCTATTGCTGCCGGTGAACTCCTTGTTTTACAACAAAACATTGAGGGTCAAGATGTACAAGCAATAAGCAAAGGGGTAACTGGAGCAAAACAAATTACTCTTAGTTTTTATGTAAAGGCAAACGCTGCGTTTACTTTTAATGCAGAAATACAAGACCAAGATAATGGTAGAACAAATGGAAAAGCCTTTGCTACTACAACAGATTGGGTTAGACATGAAATAACATTTGAAGCAGATGCAGATGATGGCTCAAGTCCATTTGATGATGATAATGCTAATAGTCTTTCAGTAAACTTTTGGTTACATGGTGGCTCTACATATACTGGTGGTACACTAGCTTCTGGTTGGGAAAATAGAACAGATGCTAATAGAGCAGATGGCATAAGTAGTTTTTTTAGTAGCACAGACAACAACTTTTTTATAACTGGAGTCCAACTAGAAGTAGGCGAACAAGCCACACCATTTGAGCATAGGTCATTTGGGGAAGAACTAGCTTTGTGTCAGAGGTATTATTATCATCATGTCGGTGGGTCAGGTACTAATAAATTTGTATGTATAGGTGATTTTTATACAGCTGCACAAGGTAACGCAGGCATAAGTTTTCCAGTTGCAATGAGGTCAGCACCTTCTTTAGTTGCAAATAGTGGTACAAACTATTGGCTTGCTTATCAAAAATCAGCAGGGTTTTATTCGGCAGGAGCTTGGCTTATATTTGCAGCAACTACTAATGCTACTAGTTGTTACAATCCACATTTTTCAGGAGCAACTAGTGGTGGTTCTTGTAGAATCATGGCTTATGATGCTTCTGCATATATGGCTTTTGATGCAGAGTTATAGGAGATATAAATGAATATTACGTCAGCACAATACACAAGTCACGATGGAAACGTAAATGATGCAATAAATGCTGTTATAGATGGCAAAGCACTCTCTGTACCACTAGACACTGCCAACAGACACTACCAAGCAATCCTTGAATGGGTAGCTGAAGGCAACACAATAGCAGAAGCAGACTAATGGTAAAGGCTAGTGAAGTAAAAGCACATTTAGATACACATGAGGCAGTGTGTGCTGAGCGTTGGAAAGAGACTATCTTACGCATTAAGAGAATAGAAACTATTATGATTGGTACTGCAGGCACAATGATACTAATGATGGCAGGCTTACTACTGAGGTGACACTATGCTTGAAATGCTAATGGTTGCGAATAGTGCCTTTGCTGTCATCAAACAAACAATAGAAAATGGTCGTGATATAAGTTCAGCAGGTGCTGCAATCGGTAAGTTTGTAGGTGCTGAAGACCAACTCCAACAAGATTTAAACAAAAGAAAGAATAGTATATGGACTAACTTTCTTGGTAAGACAGACAATGACCTTGAAGAGTTCATGGCATTGGAACAGATACGAGTAAAGAAAGATCAACTCCGTGAGTTCATGCAACTATATGGCAGAGCCAATCTATACAATGACTACATACAATACTGTGCTGATGCTAGGAAAGCTAGGAAAGAAGCACGCATCAAAGCACAAAAACGTAAGCAACATATACAAGATATGATTCTTAAAGTTATATTAGGTATTCTAATAGCAACTGTATTGACTGGTGTCATTGGTGTTTTAATTATAATAGCTAAAAAGAAAGGTATAATATAATGATCACAGCTTTAATCCCTGCAGTAACAGGCATACTAGATAAGTTCATCCCGGATGCAGATACAAAACAAAAGCTTAGCCATGAGATTTCTACTATGGCAGAGAAACACGCACAAGAAATTGCATTGGCACAGATCAAAGTGAATGAGGCTGAGGCCAAAGGTAATTGGTTTCAATCATCATGGCGACCTGCTACTGCGTGGGTATGCGTACTTGGATTTCTTGTTAACTTTTTAGTATCGCCATTGTGTGCAGGATTTGGTATTGATATACCACAAGCAGACACGGCAACCATGTTACCTGTGCTTATGGGTATGCTTGGATTGGGTGGTATGCGTACACTCGAACGATTAAAAGGTAAGGATAGAAAATAATGGTTATGTTATCAAAGAACTTTTCATTAAATGAAATGCTTAAGAGTCAGACTGCAGAACGTTTAGGTATAGACAATAGTCCTGATGCAGATGCTATATATAACTTGGGTAGATTGGCAGAGAATGTACTACAGCCATTGCGTAATGAGTATGGTGCGTTCATGGTATCAAGTGGGTATCGTTCCGTTGAATTATGCGAAGCTATTGGTAGCTCTAGTAATAGCCAACATGCTAAAGGGGAAGCAGCCGACTTTGAGATATGTGGTATATCCAACTTTGATTTAGCTGAATGGATTAGCGACAACCTTGAGTATGATCAACTGATACTTGAGTGCTATAAAGGAGGCAATACTGGGTGGGTGCATTGCTCCTATGTACCAAACGGCAGAAAGGAGAATCTTACCTATGACCGTACCAAAGGTTATCGCAAAGGATTACTGGAGGAGTAATCCTATTTGTTACGTTTGATTAGTTCTTTTATATACCATTGTGCTTTATACAAATCTTCTATTCCATTCTTGTCTTTGTAACGCATGATGTACTTGATGATGTTACCCTGACAGTAGTCTAGTTTGTTCTGCGTTATAAATTTAATTGGTTCTATTTTGTATTTGTTATAATGCTTTGGCGATATGTTGTTCTTGTTCATGGTAATAACTTTCGTAACCGAAAGTCATTAGAACCTATGATGGCGAAGCATTGCATCGTCTGATGTTTTAACATTTTGATCTCCCCAGTCTTCTGTTTCTTCTTGTGGTTTCTTTTTTAATTCTTGGAATATTTGTCTGAGTTCGTGGTTGCCTGCTCTTCTATCAAACTTACACTCTGGGCATAGCTTTGCGTATGGCCGTTTGAATGTGACAGGTGGCATGAGTACACCACACTCAGCACAGTTCTTCTTATCAAATTTTATTATTGGTCTTGCCATTATGTTTCTCCTTAAATAATGTTTAGTAATATTATTATACACACAACACTAACCACAGTTACCTTATGAGATAGTTTGCTTTTCTTTTTAGTATTGTATCTAGTTAGTATGCTTGTGTGTATATACCTAGATAGATGTGATAGACTCATATCAACTCCTTAGTTTACGTAAGAACTTTTCATATGATTTTTGCTCAAGTCTCCACTGATGTCCAACTTTAATATATGGAATCTTATGTAGCTTCATTAGCTTCTTTACTTTACCGACTGATGTCTGCAGTGAACCTGCAACAACATCAATCGACTCAGTATTGTGTAGGTTAAAAAGGGACTTCGTCACCGAATGCCTCCAATCCTACGTTGCTGACTTGGTCTAATGTCTTAGCACCACTTGTCACCTGCTGATACTCGTTAGGGCCATCAGTGACAGGCTGAGAGCCTTGCATGGATGTTTTATCACTGATCTTAGCATCCATGTAATCCTTGCCACCTTGTGATGTAGCAAACCATATGGCTAATCGTCTGTCCTCATAGTCACCTGATAGGTGTGGTGCTTTAGGATTCTGACTGTCGTTCTCAAATAACACACCAACTTTCTTGTATACCTCACGTATAACTTTGCCTGATGGTAGTGTAGCCTTGACAATAACATGGTACTCTTCTGCACCATTGTTGTTTAGTTTACCCTGTCCTACTAGGACATTGTTCTCACGAGGTGCAAACATTGCACCTCTATCTGTGTCGTCGTACTGTTGATCCATTTAGAATCCTCCTCTACTTGATTTAGCGTCTGATGTTTTGGTACTAATCGGTGGCAACTTAGGTCCGGTATTACCTGCAGCTCTATTGCCATCGTCATCTTCTGTTGCCAACCCGTACACTGCCTGCAATGCGTATCTCTTAACGTATGTGATGGCACTGCCCATTGCTTGTGGGTCTGCTTTTTTATTATCAGGAATGATAATAGGTATGCGACTAGTAAGAGTCTTTGTATCTACGTCGTGTGTAACTACTGTCTCGACATAGAAATCTCTATGCATAAACTGTGAGTGTTCACCATCAGTAAGTATGGTGTTGTCGTAGTTTACTATCTGTGTAAATGACAAGCCAAATTGTGTGGCTTCTCCAACTGCACCAATGACTGCACTGAGATCAGCGTAGGTACTCTTGAAGAATGGATTGCTACTATCTTTAGTAGCTTTGACTGCAAGTTGTTGGAACTTTGTCATAGCTTCGTTAAGTGTTTTACAAGTACCAACTTTTTTGTTAGGTTGAGTTGTCATGTGTTCTCCATGCTTGACATCAGGGGTTGACTTTGTTGTGGGGTTGACCCCATTTTTATTTTGATTAGACAAGTGTCTCTCCTTTCATTGGTTTAGTTTTAAAGAATCCTTTATGTGCAGGATTGTCGTGCATAAATAGCCTAGAGTAAAAGGCTATGTAATCGTTGCTTATCTTAAAGTCTGCATCTGTAGTAGTGATAGCTGTCTCCCATCTGATACGACCTATGATTAACCATGGTGAACATTTCTTTGCACCACTGCTAATTGCTTGTAACGTATACTTAGTAAAGTAGTTGTATACATGTGGGTTATCTTTGTGATAATCCCACCATTTCTTTTTCTTTTCTAGGAATGTCATGCTTGCACCTCTATAATAGAATCAACATCACTTTGTTTTGGAATACTTACATCAGGATCGTAATCAATATATCTTTCTTCAGCTTCTTGAATTGATGAAGCTTGAATTGTGTATACATGTTTTGTTGTTTCCATAACTGTTACTTTATACTTAGGCATCATTGATCTCCTTGATATGTATGGTCAACGCACCACGTTTGTTGCGTTTGATTGATAGCTTGTCGGTGTAAACCTCACGTTCATTAGGCTTGATTAAAGATTTAAGACGTTTCTTTGCATCATCAAATATTTGTGCATCATCAAAGTGACATAGATAATAATACTCTTTGTCTCTAAACTCATTGTCCATACTAGCATTACGTGCCACCATGTTGTCTAATGTCATGTGCTGAACACCTGTTGGTAATTCGTTAGGCATCTCAGCAGTAGGCGCTTCTTTCTTTACAACGTGTGACCAGAAGTCACGTAGTATTGGTAGCATACGCAACCATTCAGCTTCATCTTGACTGACTAGCTTGCACTCCCATTGGTTACCAAAGATTACAGACAGATACATATGCTTGAGGTCTGCGACTTTCATATACAACTGTATCTGTGGTGAGTAGTACGCAAGTATATCATCAAACTTTTTGAATGAACTTGTGTGCTTACACTCGATACCAATGTGTTCGCCTTTGTTTTCTGGGTCTATCATAATCCCATCAAGCGTAGCTTTGAATGGAATACCATCGATAGTTTTCTTAGCCTCGTGTTGATAGCCAAGCACATGGACATTATACTCTTGTTCAAACCATGCAAGGTTGAAGTCTTCTGTGTATGTACCAAGTTGTACATTGAATAGATGTGATAGATCAGCAGGCTCACCTTGACCTGTCTTCTCTAGCCATAGTGGATGCCAGTCACCACTCATAATCTTGACTGCATCTGATCCACCAATGAATCCCATTCTCCATTTTGGATCACGGACAGGTGGTTTTAAGTTTACTACATTCATTGTGTTCTCCTTTTTGAATATATTCTACTGCATAATTGCAGTAAATACTAGTAGTTTTTTATCGTTTTGTTGCGTTTTGTATCATATCGAGTAGCTTTACTCGCTTTTGATACCTCCATTCTCCTGCGTCTCTGAACTCAGAAAGACTAGGGAAGAATGTTTTTGTATGCGAAACGCTTTTGACTGCATACAAAAATATATCAGCAGGATAATCAGACAAGCCACGTGCAATCAGACGTATACGCATAGCAATATCTTCCTTGGTTTCTTGCGACGGCTTGACCATGACCATCATACACTTGAGTAACTCCTGCTCCATATGTTCTTGTGGCATGGGTGTCATGGCAAAGGCCATAACATTTAAAGCTTTCTCTAGTTCATCAGC